TTCCAGTATGCTAGCTTTAATAATAGCCGTAGTTTACATTTCTTCCTGGCTGCTTGGCCCGTCACTTGCATATGGCTTACCGCTATGGGAGTCTCCACTATGGCTTTTAATCTCAACGGCTTTAACTTTAACCAGTCAGTCGTTGCTGCCAATGGAAGAGTCGTCCCTACATGGGCTGACGTTCTCAACCGTGCTGACTTAGGCATGGAAGTAATGCATGAAAGAAACGCACATAATTTCCCACTTGACTTAGCGGCTAAAGAAGTCGCACCGATAGCCTAACGATACTTCCGTTCATCCTTATGGGACGCATGAAACCTTAGACATGGAACGGGGTCTGGGGTACTTGGAGATTTCCAATGACTATTAAAGTTACTTACAAGTATCGTGGCATCACTTACACAAAATCAAAATCTATTTAATTAAAATGAAAACACTTGCACTTGCTCTCGCAGCTACCACCATAGCGTCTGCACCTGCATCCGCTGGTATCTATATCAACGCTGAGTCTAATGATGGTTACACAGGTTCTGAGTATTCAGGTAGAACAGTAGATCTACATGTTGGATATGAAGGTTCTGTTTCAAAGTTTGACTACTACATTCAAGGCGGTCCAGCATTCACTGCTGTTGCTGATGTAGATGGTTCAGATCAAGAACTATCAGGTAAGCTTGGAGGTACATTCAATGTGTCTCAGAAGCTTGGTGTTTATGGTGAAGTATCTACCATCACTAATGATGGAGATGATCGTAGCTATGGCACAAAACTTGGAGCTAAGTTTAAGTTCTAATGTCACAACAAAGCGACAAGGCTAGGGCATCAGTGACTTCACTGACCCCTGAGCCTGAGTTCTCTAAGTCTGGAGTTCCTTTACATATGTTTAGGGATGGCTTACAGATTGAAGAGAATGTACCAGCTGATGATCTACCTGACATGGGTATTGATGAAGCTTTAACAACTTTATAAACAGGGAGAGAGGCACCTCAGAGTCGGACCTCTCTTTCATTTGGCTCTTGGCCTGTTACGACAGATACCCATTAGCCGTCTAGACGGTGGGATAGACCACAACAAAATGATCACAAAAATTTCAGCTGAGAACGTATATATCAAATTAATTTTTAACAATGGCACAACAGTCAACAGATCATCAGGCTAGTGTAACTAAGCCTGGTTCGAGTAATGGAGGTGCCGACAGACGAGCCCTCTATTTAAAATTATTCAGTGGCGAGATGTTCAAAGGCTTCCAGCATAATGCTATAGCTAGAGATCTTGTCATGAAGAGAACTCTTAAAAACGGTAAGAGTTTACAATTCATCTACACAGGTCGCACCAAAGCTGAGTACCATACACCAGGTAACAGCATACTAGGTAACGATCAGAATGCACCTCCAGTAGCTGAGAAGACCATCACAGTTGATGATCTACTAATCAGTTCAGCTTTCTTATACGAGCTTGATGAGACACTTGCACACTACGATTTGAGATCTGAGATATCCAGAAAGATTGGGTACGCTCTTGCTCAAAAGTATGATCGCTTAATCTTTAGATCCATTACTCGTGGAGCTAGAGCTGCATCACCTGTTAGCATGACTAACTATGTAGAGCCAGGTGGTACACAGATCCGTGTTGGTACAAACGCTGATGCTAATGATGCTTATAGTGCAACTGCACTTGTTAATGCATTCTATGATGCAGCAGCTGCAATGGATGAAAAAGGAGTCAGTTCTGACGGGAGATTCGGGATTTTGAACCCTCGTCAATATTATGAATTGATCCAACAAGTTGGTGAGAATGGTCTAATTAACAGAGACTCACAAGGCTCAGCCCGTCAGAAGGGTAATGGCATTGTTGAGATCGCTGGTATTAAGATCTACAAGTCAATGAACATACCATTCTTAAGTAAGTATGGTACTAAGTACACACCTGCATCAGGTAATAACGATGCTGTAGATACTAACGTGGCTGATCCTGGTAACACAGGTAGCTTCGTGTCAGAAGGCATTGAGGATGCTCGTAACTCTGTTACAGGTATCAACAATGAGTATGGACAAGCATCTAACTTTGCTAACTCATGTGGCCTCATCGGACAGAGAGAATCTGCTGGTGTTGTCGAAGCTATCGGACCTCAAGTTCAAGTAACGAAGGGAGATGTTAGTGTGATTTACCAGGGTGACGTGATATTGGGTCGCTTAGCACTCGGGGCAGATTATGTAAACCCCGCTGCTTGCGTAGAGCTTTTCGCTGGTACAGCTACAAAACCAGCTGCATTCTAAATATGCTTATACAAGGGAGTCTTTATGGCTCCCTTTTTTTTATTCACAAATATTTATACCTATGGCTTTTCCTACCACTAATGCTGCTACAGAATTACCCGCTATAAATCAAATCCTCATGGCTTGTGGTCAGGCTCCAGTCACCACTTTGGATGAAACCAACCCAGACGTTGCGATTGCTTATCAAACACTTACAGAAGTTAGTAGAGAAGTTCAAAGTGAAGGATGGACCTTTAACAAGGAAGACCATTATGAGATGACACCTGATTCTAGTGATGAAATTGTAATACCAGCAAATATATTACAAATAGATCTTACCCAGTCTGATGCTGGAGATAAGAAAGCAATAAGAAGAAATGGAAAATTATATGACAAACAAAACCATACAGATAAATGGACAGATGATACTGTAAAAGTTGATGTACTTTGGTTCTTTGATTGGGTAGATTTACCTCGACCTATTCAAGATTATATAACAAGTAGAGCAGCTACTATTACATCTAGTCGTATAGTTGGAGATCAAGGGCAGTACCAAATGCTTCAACAAAAAGAATCATACATGAGAGCTATGGCTCTAGAGTATGAAACAAACCAAGGTGATTATTCATTCTTTGGTCAACCTGACGGAGCACACCCTTATGTCGGTTATCAACCTTATCATGCACTTAAAAGATAATGGCAGCAGTAACTCAAGTAATTCCTAACTATTTAAGTGGTGTATCCAAACAACCAGATAGTAAGAAACTACCAGGACAAGTAAGAGAATGTATTAATGGTCTAGCTGACGTAACATTAGGCATGACTAAACGTCCTGGATTTGAATTTATTTCAAAATTAAAAACAACAGGTGGTGCAGACTTTACTGGTACTCAATTAGATAATTGTAAATGGTTTTACATTAATAGAGATACACAAAAATATATAGGATGCATTACACCAAAATCAGGCAGTACAAATGGTTCTGTTTATATATGGAACGCTGCAACAGGTGCAGCATGTACAATAACTAATGGATCTGCACATAGTTATTTAACAGGTATTAAATCTAATTATGATGTATTAACAGTACAAGCATCTACCATTATTTGTAATGATGCAGTCACTGTAACTACACAAGCTGTACCTGCTTTTGTAGCTAAAAGTAGAGGTACTGTTTTATTAAGTGGTACTGCTGAACAGATGTTTAGCCAAACATGGAAAGTAACCGTTGGAGGTTCTTCCATTGGTGGCAATCAGACAGCTACATACACATCTGGTGCCGCCGATAAGTTTGATACTATATTAACTGGCCTTAAAACAGCTATAGAAAACCTAAGTATAACAGGATTAACAGTAGCTAAATATGGTACTTCTTTACAGTTAGATTATGTACTAACCGTAAGTGGTACGCCGACTAGAACTGCATTTACACTTGCAGCTGAAGGTGGATTTGATGGCGAAAGATTAGTTGTCTTCCAAGATTGGTCATCTAATGCTTCACATTTACCACCTAATTCATTCCACGGTCACGTTGTTACTATTGTTAATTCAGTAACTACTGATGCTGATAATTATTATTCAAGATTTGTAGCTGATAATGAAGCAGCTGGTAGTGGTTACTGGAGAGAAACACTTAGCCCAGAAGTTTCCCCAGGGTTAACAGCTTCTACTATGCCACATAGGTTAAGAAATACTGGTACTAATGCTTTTATATTAGAACCTATTACTTGGATAGATAGACTTGCAGGTGATGATCTTACTGTTCCTCACCCTAGTTTTGTAGGTAAAACAATTAAAAGATCTTTTTTCCATGATGATAGATTAGGATTTTTATCTGAAGATAACGTAGTTATAAGTAAAGCTAAACAACCTTTTGATTTCTATGGTAAATCTGCAAGAACAGTAACAGCTGCAGATCCTATAGATGTTAACTGTGCTTCCGTAAGACCAACTAAATTACATGCTATAAAACCAGCTCGACAAGGTTTGGTTTTATTTAGTAAAAATCAACAGTTCTTAATCTTTGCAAATGACGGTCCATTAACACCAAAGACCACGAAAATCAGACCAATCTCTAACATGGAGATGAGTGATGAAGTTGACCCAATAGACGTTGGTACTCACATGAACTTCATCAGTAAAACTCCTAACTTTGTTAGGGTATTTGCTATGACCACTAGAGGTTTAGGTGAAAACCCAGACATACTAGATATAGGAAGGGTAGTTAATGAGTGGATTACTATTGATGTAGACACTCTGGTAGCTAGTATTCAGAATGAATTTTTATGTATGTCTAGTCAAGGTAGTAATGAGATCTTCTTCTACAAGACATACACCGATGGTAAAGAACTATTGATGGAATCTTGGTTTAAATGGCAAATGCCTGGAACTATACAAGCTATGGCTTTAGATCAAGATGATATGTTCTGTGTTACTAAACAAGGTAATCAATATGTTCTTTCTGATGCAAACCTAACTCAGAGTCCTGAAGCAGCTGTAATTACTAATGCTCAAGGTCAAAAGATTAACCCATGTATTGACTTTTATACACCTGCTAGTAATGGTTTAACTGGTAGTAATTTAAAAACTGTTGTATATGATGCAGCCAATCTTAGATCCAAGTGTTATATACCTTTTGCTAACTTAACTACTAGAAAGAATATAGTTCTAGTTGCTGGTACGACTGCAGCTGGTACATATAATAACTCAGGTTATACAGTTACAGCTGAGGTAGGTACCGATTCTGATGGTACATTCTTTATTGTTGAAGGATTAGATTTATCAGATAACGCTGCTAATGTATATGTTGGATATGCGTATGACTTTGATGTAACCCTACCACAGATTTATTTTACACGTGATCAAGAAGGTAAAAATAAAGATTATACGGCAAGCTTAACAATAGCAAGGCTTAAATTTGATACAGGATTATCTGGTCTATTAAGTTTTAAATTAAATGCTGCAGGTAGATTTGCAGGTAAAAAAGACCATACTATGTTTGAAACTAATAGTTCTGATACTAATAATAATCCTGTTTATACTGATTATAGTTGGCTTGAGTCTGATTTAAGTTATATTGATCAGAATCAAGTTAAAGTTAAAATCAATAACAAGTTAGTAGCTGATTCACTTAGAACATTTCAAAGTGATAGAACCATAAGACTTGATAATTCATTATTAAAACAAACCACATTAAGTGGTAATGGTTCTGAAAAAGTATTTGCTTATACATTTGATGTTGATACTACGAAGTCAATTAAAGTAAAAGTAGGTGGTGTTGAAACAACTGATTTTATATTCAGTGGTGGTAAGTATATAACTTTCAATACTGCACCTCCTTCTGGTTCAAACAACATCCATATATACAATGTTGACCCTGTTACTATCTACCTAGATGAATGGTATGAACTAGCACCATCACAGATGGCTAATGATTACCTAGCTGATGATGTCCCATTAGAAGAGTCTAGAGTTATAACATTACCAATACACCAAAGAAGTAAGAACTTCACCTTACGAGTCTTTAATGACTCACCATTCCCAGTGTCCTTGAACTCGATGATGTGGGAAGGAAACTACTCACCGAGATTTTATAGAAGAACCTAATGACCACTCCAAAAGAAAGACTTGGTAACAATGTTGTTGCTGAAAAACTAGCACGTATGTGTGCTGGTGAAAACCAAGATGCTTTAGATTATTTATATATGATCAGTAGCATTACAAGAGTAATTGATGATATTTATGATCAAGATCAAGTTGTCAATAGAGACACTTTATTGTCAATACTTGAAATGTTATTTATTAAATTACCTATAAATCCATTTTATATATCTAATCAAGATGCATTAGTATCACAACATATATCAATGTGGAATGCTTGGATGGCAGCAAATGCGTGGGAAGATGGTGATAAAACAGAACAAATATATGCTCATGTTTGGCGTGATACTTTACATGAACTATGTCCAATTGTTGCTTTATTAACACAAGATTATGAAGCAATGAAACATGTATCTAACGAAATGCGTTATTTGTATAAAAAAGATTTAGGAGATTAACTTATGGCATTGTATGCAGCAGCAGCAATTCCGTGGATTATAGGTAGTACAGCAGTTTCGGCTGGTGTTGGTATTTACGCAGCTAATAAATCAGCATCAGCAGCTAGAAAAAATGCTCAGTTGATGAACGATGCTGAAGGGCGTAGACTTGTCTATAACACAGAATTGTGGGAAATGGGTTGGGAGCAAAAGCAACTCAACTATAATCAAGATAAAAAAGCGTTTGACGCTAAAAAGAAAAACACCTTAGAAATGATTGCTTACCAAGATAAGGTAGCAACACAACAATATAATCAGCAATTAGCAATCAATCAGAGCAAACAAAAAGCATTAGCAGACGAATATCAAAGATCTGAAACTTTGTATGGTGGTCGTATGCGACAGAACATACAATCTGAAATGAATGCAGTACAGCAAGAACAAGCTAAGTTTCAAGAATTACAACAAGAAGTATCCTTTGAAAACGAAGAACTTGCTATAGCTCAAATGGAAGCTTCTGGTAAGTTAGCTGCAGAAGGTCAATCTGGTAGATCTCTTGCAAAACAATTCCAAGCTGTTGTTGCAAAACGTGGATATAACAGTGCAAAACTTGCTGAAACTGTAACCAGTGGAGCAAGAAACATGAGAACCATGTTAATGGAAATCTCACTGGATAAACAAGCAGCAGATCTTTCAGCATATTCTCAAAGAATGCTAAAACCAGGTAAAATACCTGATCCAATTAAACCTCTACCTACACCTGTTCCTGAGTTTGTTGGCCCTCGTGCTTTAACAATAGCTGATAAAGGACCACAACCAATATTAGGAACTCAATACTCACCAAGTGCAGCTGCAAGTGCAGCATGGGCTGGTGCATTACCAGGCATTACAAACTCTCTTACAAGTGGTGTAAACATGTATGGAGGAGTTCAAGGCTGGTGGTAAGATACTCATTACTGATTAAATAAAATGTCATTCAAAGGACAATCCTCAAGGGGAGGTACTTTTAAAACAAGAAACTACGGTGATGGTGGTGCTGCCGCATTTCGTAGAGCTAAAAATTTAGAAATCCAAGGATTAGAAAACCAACTAAAAAGCTACACTGATGTACATGGTAAAAAAATCGACGGTATGCGTCGAGCTATGGCTACAACAGAGCAAATGGAAAATACAGTTAGAACTAGAGAAGATCAACTGTATAGAGATAAGGCAAAGATGATAGGAGACCGTAGGGATGATGAAGTAAGATCCTTACAAATTGCAGCACACAATGCAAAGATTGAAGGTAGTAAATGGGAAAAACTAAGTCCAACTTTAACTAAGGGTATTCTAGATGCTGGAAGTATGGCAGCTAAAAGAGCTAATGCTTTACAAACTGCTAAACAAACAGAACTTGATACTCCTTATTATGAACTTACAAATATCTATACTAAAGATTTACTTCAATTAGATTTAGAACAAAAGCAAAAAGAGTTCAAAAATTATGCTGAATATAGTACAGCAGCTGCTCAGATTAACTTAAATAAAGCTGCTAAATATACTGTTGATGCTCAGTCTCACCATGCTAAAGCTATTACTGCTGATTTATCTGATATAATTCTTAAACAAAAAACCTTCCTTGAAGATAATGTTCAAGGTATTGATCTTGATAAGAATTGGAAAACTGTAGATAAAATGTATGATGATCTATTTTCACAGATCCAAGATGCAATGGGATGGGAAAAATCCGCTGCTGAAGGTGTTATTGAATTTAGACAAGAATTTAAAAAGAAACAAAATGCAGCTGTCAGAGCAGCTAAGCATGGATATGAGTATGATTTAAGTGAAAAATTAGTTGATAAGAACTACCTTGCTTTTACTAAATCTCCATCAGCTGCTAATCTTAATAATGCTTATTTTGTCTATAAAGAAAGCCGTACTACTGAAGGAGGTAGGGTTGGAGAAGAAGGAGGTAGAACAGCTTTATTTACAAAAATAGCTGAAAACTTAGAATTACCTGATTCAATAATAGCTGAAGTATTAGCCTATGAAACACCTAAAGATGGTCAACTGAAAGAAGGTGAAACATGGGGTGATCGTTTTCCAAAATTAAAAGAAATGATGGAAGACGCTAGAGTAAAAGCTAAGAAAAAAGCAAATACAACAAAAAGTACAGAACTTAAATATGCTGATGGTGAAGATTTAGAAGACCAACAAGATTGGTTCCATAATGAAGGTGAGTATGCAGCTGGAGGAAAGTTTGAAGGTAAAGGTTATAATGGTAATAAAGATGATGCTATTAAACGTGCTGACATAGCTAGAAGCAAAGGTCATACTAAAACCGCTACATATATTGAAAGTATGTACTGGACTTCTAATGCTGAGTATGATGTACAGTTTCAAAAAGATGAATTACATAGACTGTATAAAGCTGGAAACTTAAATGAATTACATAACCTTCTTTATAATTCACCACATCTAAAAGATGAAGTTAGAAACTCTTTAAAAGCACAGTACTTACCAGAACTAAAAGAATGGGCTAAACTTGGGCATGATGACACAGAAGTAAGAGATATGGTTGAAGCTGAGCTTAGAGGCTCTTTAGGTACAGAAAAGGTTAAATCATTAAAAGTTAGTGAAATAGCTAGTTTAGAAGAAACTATAGATATAGGTGTGCAAACAATTCACAGATACTATAGAGAAGAAAAAGAAGGTAAAACAGCTAAAGAAGCTTGGAAACTTGCAACCAAAAGATTTTCTGAAGATGTAAATTTTGTACATCAAACAGCAGATAAAGTCGGTGTTAAAGGTAGAGGTTTATTTCAAATAACTTCAGGTGGTGAGGCAAGTAATAATTTACCTTATTTTACTTATCAACAACCTCGTAGTGAAGTACAAAACTATCCTAGAAGTACAGCTGAAATAAGAACTGATTTAATCAGTGGACCATCTGCTACAGCTGAATCGTATAAAGAAATAGATATTTTAACTACAGATTATAGGGCTGAGTTAGCTGCTGAATTAAACGCTGGTTATGCTATTGAAGTACCTGACATAGTTTATGATATATCTAAAAAATGGAAAATTCCTGTACATGAAATTATCAACAGTGAACTTGATAAAGGTTTAGGAGAAGGGTTTGCACCTTTGAAAACTCGTATGGAACCTGGCTATAAAGATATAATTTTGTCTGAAATAGAAAATAATCCAAATTATATGAGTTTAGCACAACGTGTTAGATCTTCTAAAAACTACCACGAGTTACAAGGATTAAACAACTTTGAACAATCAGGAGGAAGACCAAATAACATTGATCCAGTTGTCAAAGCACAAGTTATTGAAACTCCTAATAACGCAATTCTTTATCAAGCACTAGGTAATAACCCAACATCTTTTGCAGTAGGTACTGTATTTAATACTTGTCAAGGCTGTTCTTTTGAAGATATAGGACAACTAGATGACTATGGTGAAATTTTTATCAATCCATCTTCTTATACTTTCACACAAGCAGTAACTAAAGGCAAACAGTATGGACTTAATTACGATCCATATACACAAAAACTATTTCATGGAGGTAATTAAGAATGTCTGATGCTCAAACTTTAGATGAATATAATAAGAAAAAAGAAGCCAGAGAACAAGGGCTTATTGAAACAAAACCTAGTAAAGAGAACAACCCAGTACCAGCTTACCATGAAACTCCTACTGCTGAGCAGATAGAAGAAACAGGTAAGTTACAACCTATTACTGTTAATGAGCAAGCTTTAAAGCAGGTAGCAGGTGGTAGTGCTCCTAAATGGGAAGCAATGAAAGCTTGGAGGCGTTTACCTAATGGTCCTGAAAAGGTACTAGCTAGGGATAACTGGTATCAAAGGTTCTATGGAGCCGATTATGAAACAGTTAAAAAAGAAAACATATTCCAGCAAGTAGGTAGAACTATCCGAAGAGATCAACCAGGAATAAGCAACGTAAGTGGTATGGTTACAGCCTTTGGTAAAGGTGCTTTAGATTTTGGATTTGATGTTGTAGGACATTTAGGACCAGCTGGTGAGAAAATAGATAATAATTGGGATGCTAAAACTTCTTACTTAAACCCAACAATGAACGGACTATCAAGGTTTGGTTCTATTGCTATACCATCTTTCGTTGGTGGTGCCGGTGCAGGTCAGTTATTTAGTAAAGCACCGTGGGCTGCAAGAGGCTTAGGTTTATTAGCTACTGATGTTGCTGTTACAGGAATAGCTGATATTAGTGAAGAAGATGATACACTCGCATCTACATTAATAAAAGCAGCACCTGGAGCTATTGGTCCAGATGGTTGGATACCTGTTCCTGGAGCTTTAATTAATAAAGATGATGACACTCCAACTGTAAGAACTTGGAGAAATCAACTTGAAAGTGTAGGATTAATGGGGCTAGGTAATTTAATAGGTTATTCTGTAATTAAAGGAATACCTATGGCTCAAGCAGGTAAGAAATGGATAGTAGCACCTTATAAAGATAAGCAGAAAAAAGTAATGCAATGGTTTATATCGAAAGATCCAAACTCTAATCTTTATAAACAACAAGCTATAGCTAAAGCTGCTGATCCTAATAAAATCATTAGAATTGCTGAAATAGATAGTATAGTAGCTTCAAAACAGTTTAAATCTCCAAAACAGAAAAAACAATTATTACTAGAACGTACTAAATTAGTTGAAGATTTAGATCTTGTAGGTGGTTTCAATCAATATATGAAACGTATCCAAGATACTATGGATTCTCAATCTAATGCTGCTGCAGTTAATAAGATTAAAGCAAATCCCAATAGTGTTGATTTTGATCCTGATATAACAAAAGGAGTTTCTCCAAGTCAATCAAGGCAAAGCGTACCTCCAGGAAATGTTGCTAGAAATATATCTGATACTACTAACATCGGTATGGGTAAGGTAGATTATGGAGATCCAGCACCATTAATGACAACAGCTTTTAGAAATAAAATATTAGCTACTGGTAGTTCTAGAGATGGTATTATTGAAATACTTGAACAAGCTAGGAAAGCTGGTCAGTTTGATTATTTTGATGGACTTATTAAAACTTCTAGAGCCGAAGCTGATGCTTTTGCTTTAAAAATGTTTGATGATATAATCAATGCTAGATCAGGAAAAGCAGTTCGTGATTTATTTATTGATAAAAGATCTGCTGTTAGATTTGCTGAAAGTTTAAACCTAGAACCTATTGGTGAAGATGTTGGATCTGCTGTTTTAGCAGCTTGGAAAGAACTTCAAGAGCGTTATATTGGTACAGAAGTTGCTCAATCTTCTGCCCGTTTAATGGATACATTAGGTAAGGAAGTATCAACATTATCTGAAGGTATAAGTAAATTTGAAGGTGTTGCTGATAAAGGAGCAGTTCAAGATCTTATTATTGAAAAACTTGGTATACTACATAATGAATACCGATTAAATCAAAAAGTATCTGGTCTTCTACTACAAAGGAAAAAAGCTAATATCGACGGACTTCTAAAAAAAGACGATGTTCTCGAGCTTCAAAAGTTATTCAAACAAGAAGAAATCTGGGCTGCAGAGGATGCTGCAAATTATCTTAAGCTTTTAAGAAATTTAAAAGAAACTAATCCAGAAATGCTTGATCCTATGATGAGAGCATTTGAAATGTCTAAAGGAAATGTAGATACTATAGATG